CGACCTGATGGGATTAAATCTGCTTCTACCTATGCAGGCTTAGTCAATAAACCACCAGAGAGAAAAGCTACTAATTGCGCTTTCCCTTACTGGAATGACAAGACTCCTTTTTACGACAATCAACTCATCGTCTTAATAGCGGGTTCAGGCGTAGGCAAGACAACCTTTGCCAGAAGTTTAGCTATTGGAGATATGGAGAAATCCATAAAAGTGGGGTGGATAGGTTTAGAAGAAACAGCCGAAGAAGCAGTCTTTCGTTTTGTTGGTCAAGCGGCACAAGTTCAAATCCATGCCAGAGAAAACTATGCAGGACTTACTGATGAGCAAATTCAAAACATTGCTCAGGCTGACAAGTTTATTACTGGCTCTGGAAGGCTTGAGTTATTTGATCACTTCGGATCTCTTGATGAAAAAGTCATCCTCCAGCGGATGAATTACATGGTCAGAAGTCTTGGTTGCCAACACATTTACTTAGATCATTTAACGATTTTAGGAAGTGGGTTAGCTCAGGACACAAGGCAGTTAGACGCTCTCGTTACAAAGATTAGAAGCTTTATTGCTGCTACTAAATGCACAGTATTCGCTATTAGTCATCTCAATCGCTCTTCTTCTGGAGAGAACTTTGAGAACGGAGCTGCACCAGAGCTGCACAACATTAGGAACTCACATTCAATTGTCCAACTTGCAGACACAATCTGGGCTTTGAACAGATCGAGGGGGTCAAATCTTACTCATTCCAAATGTTTAAAAAATCGCATGTTAGGCCGATGTGGTTATGCCGGATCTTTCGAGTTCGACGAAAAAACCCAACAACTAAGACACGTATGGCACGACCAGGACACCCAGTTCTGACTTGGAAGCAGCTCAACAGAGCCCAAGCAGTATTCATCTTTTTCCGAGCATCACATTGGAAACAAGCAATGGTTACTGAAATGTACCCAACCTCATGCACCGTTATCTACAAAGAAAATGACAGAGATCACTCAACAAGAATCGTTGACCTCGAAAACATTAGAAGCGTCAGGCAAGTTGACCCAGAATCAAGAGATTCTAGTCAGAGCCCTGAAGCAGAAAGCTGAAGAGGCGTACAAAGAGGCACACAAAGAAGGAAACAAAGTTCAAGAGATTTGGAATGACGGCTATGTAACAGCTCTCCTTCACGTTTTGGACAATTACGGATAGCCATGAACAAAAGACAACTCAGCACTTACGTTTCAGATCCCATTTATGCAGTTATTTCCGCTTGGGCTTCACAACATAAACCTGATAAATGCCCTGCATGTAATCAGGAATGGAAACCTAATGATGAATTTAAAGGCAAGACCCTTAGTGCCATTACAAGAGAACTCATTGAAGAAGCTGTTCACAGAAGGCTCCAATGAACTCCTCTGAAAAAATTAAATACGCAGAGGAGCGTATTCGTCAGTTGCAACTTTTAATTAAACACTGGAAAGAAAATGAAAAAAAAGCTCTTCTATGACATCGAACCCGACGCTTATCGGGCTATGTCTTCTGCTCAATATGAATGTGAGTGGAGCCCAGAGATATGGACTTATCAAACAAACCTAGACGAGGCTAAACATGCTGTTACCGCAGAGATCGACCGCATCCAAAAACAATGCCCAGAGCATGAAATATTCTTGGCCTTGGGTGACTCCAGTAATTTCAGGTATGGTGTCTATTCCAATTACAAATCAAACAGACGTAAATATAGAAAGCCAGCGGGGTATTCAGTATTACGGCAATGGCTACGTGACACATTTAAAGTCATCACGCTAAAGCTAACTGAAGCCGATGATGTTGTCGGAATTTTGGCTGATGAAGAGAGTGGAGATGTTATCTACTCAAGGGATAAAGATTTAAAAACTATTCCAGGGAATCACTTAAACGCTGAAGGTAAGGTTGAAAAGATTCAACTGTTTGATGCTGATCAAGCTTTTTATCGAACGATTTTAACGGGCGATGCTACTGATGGATTCCCTGGATTAAAGGGCTACGGCCCCGTTGCAGCAAAGAAGTTACTTGCTGAATGTACTAGCGAATTAGATATGTGGGAGAAGGTAAGAGCTGCTTATTTAAAGGCAGCAGCTAAAGATCCAGAAACACCAGACATCCTTTCTCAAGCTAGGTGTGCAAGGATTTTGAGACAGACTGAATATGACTTTACGGCTGAGAAACCAATTGAATGGCAACCACCAACGTCTATCGAAGGCGTTTTTATTCCTACATACCACGACTAACCATGCCAGCAACTAAAAGATTCAAAATCAATGATTCTGTAAACAAGAAAAGAACTTCAGGAATGTATACAGAAGTTGGCCCTGCCGTTGGGAAAATTATAGATATGAGGGAAAAATTTGATAAAAGAAAACGTCCATGCTGTTACTGCACAGTTAAATGGACTGATGGTAGAACCTCAGAACATGCCCAGCACATGCTTATACCAGCTCCATAAGGGGTGCTTATTTTGATATATCATGCTTAAAATAACATCAACGACCTTGTAGACCTAGCTTATGGCTAATAAAGACCAATCTCCTAATATTGAAATAGACAGGGACGACGACGATACTCCAGAGTATCAAGAAATGATCCTATTTTATTTATCAAATGGGGTAAAAAGCCTAGTGCTGGTCTGGAGTCTCAGTATTTTGAGCTTGGCCTACATTTCGTTTCCACCACTAATTAAGATAGGAAATATTGAGTTTGAGATGCCTGACCAACGACCAGATACCAGTTTTGCCTCGGCGATGCTAGGAACGGTCCTGACAAGTTATGGACTGAATGTATCGAAGGGTGCATCTAGTAAAAAGAAAAATGGAGACAATGGAGGGGGAGGTCAACAGACCTTGATTATCAAGCAGCCAATTGAAATCATCACAAGAAAGCCTGAGGTCATTCGGGTTGATCCCATCACTGGCAAAAATGTAACCAACGAGGGCAAACTCGGATGAAACGACTACTAATTCTTTTCCTACTAGCATCACCAGCTAGTGCTGATCTAAGTCACAGTATTACTAAATCAACTTCTTTGAAAGTTAATGCGGCTGCTACTGCTAGTGAACGAATAGGGAGTAGTTTTTCTATTAGCGGCTCTGGGGTGGACGTAACGGATGGGACGACAGCCGGAACTTTGAGTGCTGGCACAATAACTTCAGGTATTTATAACCCTGGAACAATTGCCGTAACGCAAAATGCGACAAGTGGCGAGGCGTTCAGTTTTAGCACTAGCTTTACTCAAGGGGACGCTTTGGCGACAAGTGCTCCTAGTGTTGGAGCTGTACCAAATTTTTCAGACGTTACAAGCACAGCCGCAGGCACAGCCGGATCGCTTGCTGGCACGATAACTGATACAGCCGTGACCATCGTGGCTGGAGGCGCAGGCACAGAGGCAGTTGGGCAGATAATTAATGAGATTATTGTTAAGTAAATTAGCTTTGCTATCTATTACTTTTGCCCCACAAGTTAGGGGAGAAAGCATAGTGCCAAATTTTCAGCAAGGAATTTTAAATAATCACACAGAGACAAAGACAATTTTGAAACGCGATTTGACTATTTTTGAATTTAGGAATGGATATGAACTAACAATTGGTGGTTCTGGAATTAAGCCATCAACAAATAATATTGCACCTTCAGGGTTCGTTAAAACAGCAGGGACAGTATCAGGAGTAGCTACTACTTATGTCATGCCAGATCTAACAACTAAACCTCAATATTCAATCGTCAGCGAAGGTGCATCCTTTAGTTACTATGAAACACTTGAAACACCAGGGATAAAATCTATGACAAAAATAATTGAGGAGCAAACAATAGAAAGTATTTCAGATAGCACTTCTACTTTTCAATGAAAAATATATATTTAGCCCTCTTATTTATTACTTTACCTGTTAAATCCTTCGCACAAAGTATTAACACTTCGAGCCAATCAACGGGCTCAGTAGTTAATCAAGCGGTGCAGGTCGTTCCTTCGAGGCAGTTCCAATATCAACTAGGAGCAAATCAAGTCTGTCAGGGAGCAACATTAAATATATCGCCATTCCTGAGTACTACCAATAGTTTTGGGTCTCCTTATCAACCATATTATTCTAAAAATATCTATTCAACGAAAGATATAGAGGGTGCTTTTGATGCAGACAACAACCCAATTGGGGACGGCGAGCCAGATGAGCCTACGAAAATAATTAGGACAGAGCTAGTTCGTACAGGGATGCAAGAGTCGAATACAAGTTTGAACGGCGGCATAACCGCTACATTCAGTATTCCATTATCTTTCAGATACCAGAAGCTTTGCCGCAAGGGATTAGAAAGACAAGTCGAATTATACGAGGCTTCTTTAGCATCAAAAAGATTGAATTATGAGATGTCAAGATTAGCTACGTGCTCGAAGCACATCAGAGCAGGAAATATTTTTGTTGGAGAAATGGCAAAGATATGTGCAGATGTGAAAATAGTTTCGCCTCCTAATGTTCAGCACACTCACCCTATTTCTTCCGAGATCTCTGTAACTTCTGACGCTCAGAAGTAGATAATACTTTCTCTTTTTTACCAATCATTTTTTTAACTTTACCTATTAATTGTTTAAATAATGGCTTTAATGCTTTGGTTAAAATAGGAGTAAGAGTAGCGGCGGTTGTAGCCACAACAGTTATTCCGAATGTGGTTGCAGCGACCGAGGAACTAGGTAGATACTTATCTGCAATATTGGTTGGCCCCCATATCTCAAGGCACTTATCCCCGACCAGCTCGAACCCGATTACCTTTTCTTTTGCCTTTGCATTTCTTATATCCCCCAACCGATACTGTTGATCTTTAGCTGGACATTCAATTTCTATGTCTCCTGTATCAGCTAAACCTGCATCTAAATCTGAATTATTATTCTTGTTTTTTTGTGGTTTTGTTTCGTCGTCAGGGGGTGTTGGGGTAGGAGGTTTTTTTAAAGTTTGCATTTTTACAGGGTTATATCTCATCGGTTCAAAGAACGGAAAGATAAAATCAAACCCTGGCTTTTCTACATTTAAGTCTCTTGTTATCTGAGGAGTAGTAGGAAGACTATTTATTTTTGGTATTCCAACTTTTTCTACTTCTATCTTTTCAATCTTCACTTAGCAATCTACGAAGTCGCCACCTATCTCCTTCCCTAGCTGACCCGCCTTTTTGGTGGCTAATGCGCTAGCAATCCAACCTATTACAGGTATCCCAGACAAAGTACTAGCTGCTGGAGTGGCAGTAACCAACGAAGTTCCAACTATCTCTCCCTGAGACTCGGCTGACCCTTTGTCTTTAATGCACTGGAGATAGCTGGCTGCTAACTCTGCATCTCCTCCAGGTCGATGAGCAACATATTCTTTTCTTACATAGTCAGTCTTACCATTCCATTTCGTCTTCTCAGAAGAGAATAAAGTTGTCTTGGGTTGGTGCATGTTATGTGTAACTAATACCTCTAGATCACCAGACTCAGAACGGTTGTATCGCAGTTGACTTGCCGAGTTCTCAGTCGTTTGGAGTCGAGCTAAATCGGGTATGCCGTCTTTATTTGCAGAGGACAACAAAGTTAAAGACATCAAGTTACTAGAAATCAGTCCTATTCCTAGTAGTCCAGGTAAAAAATATTCTTTCATTTAAGTAGTGCTGGCCCCGTGACGTTAGGCATTTTTATTTGATTTTGAATTACATCGACCATTTGATCCTGAAGAGTCAAAATCATATTATTCATAAATTCAACTCGTTTCATATACATTATTCCTCCTCCAGTTACAACCATTAAGGACATAACAAATGATGCTACTGACATAGCATTACAGATTTTTTGCAGCATTAATTCTACGGCCGTGTAGATATAGCCTAGCTCTTCTTATTAACTATGCAAACGTGGTCTAATTTTTAATTATCCAAGTTCATCTATATTTGCTTGAACTAATTCAGCAGCTTTGGTTTGTAGTTTTGCTTCTGCTTCTTTCCAAGCCAAAGCTCTTTCTTCTTGTTCTGCTTTTAGTTGTTTTACTTCTTGTGTAAGTTGAACTCGATCAGTCATAAAAATAATTCATTGCAATCAAATTATATTAAAAAATTATATTAAATTTTAATTAATAGTTTTGTTGTTGAAATAGCTTTACCTGCGACAACGCCTGTATCTCCGCTATCAGTTGTTAA